CGAGCGGGTGCTGATCCACAGCAACTTCACACTGACGCATGGTCACAAAAACAGCACCAAGACAAACAAAAAGCGCTGGGTGCCACTCAATGCGCGGGCGCAGGAGATCTTGGCTGCCCTGCCACGAGATAGCGACTATGTGTTCCCGTGGAACCGCTTGGCTTTTCAGAGCTTCTTCATCAAGCGCATGGCTCAACTCCACAGCGCTGGCCTGATCAAGAAACGCTACCGGCCCTATGACCTACGGCACGTTGCGATCAGTCGCTGGCTGGAGGCTGGCATCCCTGTGACGCAAGCCGCCAACTGGGCTGGCAACACCTCCGAGGTGATCTGGAAGCACTACGCAGCTACCACTGCGGAGTACGAGATGCCAGTGATCTAAACCTGTATGCTCACGGCCACCGGCAACTTAGGCCAAGCGCCCTACCCGCCCTGCGGTGACTGACGAGGAGTACAACGCCCCAGCCGCCGCGGAGCAAAGCACTTGGGTTTCTCAAGCAGTGCCGGCCCTGCTTGTGGCTGCTGTCGTTGGCCTTTGCGGTCTCTTCCTTCAGGTCACCAAGATTGAAGCGGGCCTTGGCACCGTCTTAGAAGACGTGCGGGAACTGAAGAACGACTCCAAAGAACGCCTAAACGACATAGACCGTCGTGTGCGTTCTCTTGAAATGCAACGCCGCTGACGGGGCAATTTAGAGCAATCGCAGGCTCCTCATGGAGACCACCGCCATCTTGGCCCTTGTACTGCTGATCATCAGCGAGATCCTGCCCTACACACCACTCAAGGGCAACGGAATCGTGCAAGAGGTTGTTGAAGTGCTGCGTAAGGTCTTTCCCTACAGCGCTAAAAAGTGACCGCTAAGGCGTATCGCCTTTGGGCTGCGCTGCTGCATGAGCTGATGCGGCTGGTGTGCGAAGAACGCCCCAGCCTGCGTCAACGCTGGTGGTTCAAAGCCCTACTGGATCACACCAGGCCGGATTGGGTCGAATGGAAGACCAAGTTGGCCATGCGGGAAGTAGAGCAGCAGATCGTGGAGCTACATCAGCTCTGGGATCAAGAGCAACCCAAGGCGCCACAGCCTGTCCTCACAGAGGCTGCCTCAGATGGCAGCAAAGCGCAGCAACTGTTGGGTGGTGAGCTGCGTGTCCGTGCCCCTTGGATCCCTGAGTAATGGGTCTCATTCAGCTGCGCGATGCGGCTAAGCATCACAAGCAACTGCCCCATCAGCTGGCGGCCTGGGATTGGCTGCAGGAGCAGCTCAGTGCCGACACGCTGAAGGAGTTTGCAGACCTTTACCGGGCTGATCCGCTGGCCAAGCAGCCACTGCCGCCGAGCTGGCTAGCGCCAAGCCTGAAGATCATCCGCGAGTTTGAAGGCTGCCATCTAGAGGCCTATCGCTGCCCTGCAGGTGTACCCACCATCGGTTGGGGCACCACACGGTTGATGGATGCACAAGTGCGCATGGGAGACAAGATCAGCCAGGCCTTGGCCGATGAGCTCCTGCAAAACGAAGTCGAAAACCTCTTCGGCCCTGGTGTGTTGCATCTGCTGCCGATGGCCAAGCAGTGGAAAGCCAATCAGGTGGCATCGGTGATCAGCTTTGCCTACAACCTTGGCCTCGGTGCCTTGGAAGACTCGACGCTGCGCAAGCGGCTGTTGGCCGGTGAAGATCCCTGCACTGTGGTCAAGCAGGAGCTGCCGCGCTGGGTGCATGCAGGTGAAGCCGTGTTGGCGGGTCTGGAGCGCCGCCGGGCCGCAGAGGTAGCTCTCTTCTGCGGTGAGCAGCGGCTGCAGATCCCAGCACAACAAAAACCCAACACACCACTGAAGGTGCCCTATTACAGCCAGCGTGATTCCACGGTGGCCGGTCAAGCGCAGCGCATGTGCTTCTCCAGCAGTTGCGCCATGCTCGTGTCGTTCTTGCGGCCTGGTGTGATCACTGGTGCAGCCGCTGACGATCAATACCTGAAAACGGTGTTGCGCTTTGGCGATACCACCGACGTGAATGCCCAGCTCAAGGCCTTAGAGCACTACGGCATCAAGGCCCGCTTCAAGCAGGACGCCGGCTGGGATGACCTGCAACAACAGCTGAGCCGATCTGTGCCGGTGCCCTGTGGCTTCCTGCATCACGGCAGCAGCAGCGCCCCCTCGGGTGGAGGGCATTGGCTAACGGTGATTGGTCTGACCTCAGGCCATGTGCTGGTGAATGATCCCTTCGGGGAAATGGATGTGGTGCGGGGCACCTATCTGAATAGCAAAGGAGCTGGCCTGGCATACAGCCGTAAAAACTGGGGGCCTCGCTGGTTAGTTGAAGGTCCACGCTCCGGTTGGTGCATCATCGCGGAACCATGAACAACGTGAACATCAGCCAGCGCATTCAACCGGGCCTATGGAAAGTTCACCGCAAAGACACCGGCGTGGTGGTTTGGATGGCGATGGCCAATGGCATCACCTATCTCAGCTACCACGAAGAGCAAACGCGCCTTTGGCTCAGCCGTGAGCTTGATGATCCCGAGCCTCTTGATGCGGCATAAAAAAGCCTCCGGCTAACTGGAGGCCTGCCTGAACATTCTCTTTAGTTTGCCTGTTTATGATCCCTTAAGCCTTTGGCGACCATCATGCACTCAAACATCACCTCGGCTTGCCAGCGTTGACGGTGTTCAGTGCAATAACCCAAACCACAGACCCGCCACTTGATTCCATCTTTTGTCGTGACCTGATTGATGACAGGTTCACTCACAGGAATACTTAGCTCAACCTACTAGGTTCCCGCTATGGCATGGGGAGAGTGGATGGTTCCCCAGCCAGGGCCGGAGCACCTGCTCACGCTGGAGCAGCAAAGGCGTGCCGTTGATGCCTACACGTTGCCGCAAGCCAAGGCAATGCTGTTGCGCATGTGTCAGCTCTCCATGCACCAAGACCTGATCATTCGCGGCGCTACGCGACGGATCGCAGAGCTTGAATGCACTCTTGCCCTTGCAGACCACCAAGGCGAAGCCGCAGGCTGATCAAGGCGCGGTCGTGCATTTGCTGCGTGGCCTGACGACTGCTCTTGAGTTCCTGGCCGATTTGGATGAAGGGCTTGGGTTGGTCTTGGCCACTTAAGTAGCGCTGCTTGATCACCTGCTGATGCGTTGGCGTCAGTTCCGAAATGGCTTCATACAACGCCTCGGTAAATGGGGTCAGCTCATCGGTTGTGTCTTGCAGGCTTTTAGGGTCAGCCACCACTTCGATGAAGTCGTTGTGGGTGTCGTTGCTGCCCATTCGCTGATCCAAGCTCAGAACGGATGCGTTGTGATTGAGATAGCCCACCAGCGTGCGCTTGGCCACCTTGCAGTGCTTAGCAACATCCTCTAATGGAGGAAGCTTGCCACTGTCCCGCATGTGTTCTTGCATGTAGTCCATGGCCTTGCGGATCGTGTCGTTTGCCTGCATCGGCAAGTGAATGATGCGGCTGTGGCGATTGATCGCTCGTGTGATGCCTTGCCGGATCCACCAGTAGCTATAGGTCGAAAACTTGTAGCCAAGGCCTGGGTCAAACTTGATGATGGCCGTGTCTAAGCCAACAAGACCCTCTTGGATGAGATCATCCAGAGCGAGAGTGCCGCTATAGCGGTGGTACTTGCCAGCGACGTTAACGGCAAGACGAATGTTGGACAGAAAAAAGCGCTCTCGTGCCCGCTTGCCACGGGCGATCACTGCTTTCTGCCTACGGCCTGGGCGTTTGACATTCAAGAGTGCCTGCCACTCCTGCACGTGTCGTGCAAGGGTGATTTCTTCGGCTGGTGTCAGCAGTGGGTAGCGATGCGACTGCTTAATGATCCAATCAACGGAGGTGCCAGGCGATGCCATCGGCAGCAATAAGGGAGAAAAGTGGCTAGGGTGTGGCTTCGTCTTTTCAAAGTTGACGAAGCGTCCGTAGCGGCCGGCTGCGGTGAGGCTGGCACCTCGGGAGGACCAGCCACCGGCCACCCTCTTCTGTTCAGACCGTGGCCAAGGTCACGGTGTGTTCTTGATCCTGGTACTTGCCAGCGCGGTCTTGATAGCTGACCGAGCAAGGGTCACCTTCAAAGAACAGCAGCTGACAGGTGCCCTCGTTGGCGTAGAGCTTGCAGTCAGCACCTGAGGAGTTGCTGAACTCCAGGGTGAGGTGACCGCGCCAGCCGGCTTCGGCAGGTGTCATGTTGGCTATCACACCCATGCGGGCATAGGTGGACTTACCCAAGCAGATCACCGTGACGTTGGGCGGCACGCTCAGTTTTTCGAGGGCAACGCCAAGGCCGTAGCTGTGGGCCGGCAGCACGAAGTAGCGGCCCCGCTCGTCACCCTGCAAATCCACATTGCGCAGATTGTCAGGGTTGAAGGCCTTGGGGTCCATGATCGTGCCAGGCACATGCTGAAACACGCGGAAATCAGCAGGGCTTAGGCGGATGTCGTAGCCGTAGGAGCTGCAGCCGTAGCTAAGCACTTTGTTGCTGCCGAGCTGACGGATCAGATTGGGCTCAAAGGGCTGGATCATGCCCGCATCAGCGCGGACACGGATCCAGTGGTCAGCTTTAATCACAGCTGCTCCCCGCGTGCTTTCTTGGCCAACACCCAAGCGGCAAACGCCACGATCAAGCTGGCGGTCTGATTGTTGATTGGTGCGGCATGCGGGTAGCTGTCACGCCACCACTCAGCCAGCAGGTCTTCAAGCGTCGGCGTTGTCGTCGTCATTGGTTTGAGTGAGGAGGCCGGTGTAGGTGGATTTGAGCGGGTCGCCGTTGGGAAGATGGGCGCGGCCGCTGGCTTCGTAAGCAGCGTCTAGACGGTCTTGCCGTGCCTGCTGCTCAATCGGGTTGCAGTCGGGGTTCATCAGAACGGCATTGCAGCGGTGGACTCTGCTTTGGGCTTTTGATCGCTGATCGCCAGCAGCAGGTAGTCATTGCCGGCCTTGCTGACCTTGGGGCGAAGGTTGGCGCGGATCTGCACGCAGGGTTGGCCTTTGTCGTTGGCGACAGGGTTCTGCGTCAGCGCCCAGTTGTAGAGCTTTTCAATCTCTTCGACCGGTACATCCGAGGATGCCCAGTAGGCGCCTTGTGTTTTCTGATCTTGGTTGCAGTTGAACCAAAGGGTGAAGGCGTCGGGTGCGAAATCAGGCATCAGTTGATGGTGGGGAGCTTGAAATAACGGCGCAAGGCGTCATGCACCGCGCCGCTAGGGGTGAGCTGATGCTCATGGGCGTGCTGGCGGATGAGATCCATCACGTCCGGCCAGAGGTGGGCGCAGACCGCCACGCTCTTGGTGCTGCGGGCATACCGCCGCGTGATGCGAACGGGCTTGCCCTCGCTAGTGCTAGTCATCTAAGGCACACCAAATCATTGGTGTCGAACAATGGGCGTAAAAGGTGACAGGTGAAACAGTCAACTGCTCATCTTGCACCAATGCCAGCTCTCTAAGTTGCAGCCAGATCTCCTTGACGCGCTGATGCGTGAGAAAGCGAAGTTGCTCCGGCACCGCGTTAGCGGAATCGGCCCAAGTTATGGCGTTATTGCATACGCCAGCAAAGTAAAAACCTTTACTGTTCGTCAGCAGCCAAAACACCCGCTGCAGATACGGATCGCTGCAGGAGCTGGAGATCGGCGCGGATGCGCTGGAGCAATGCCCGCTTGGCGCAGTGGTTGCCGAAGTTGGTGAGCCGAGCGTTGTATGCAGCTTCTGCATAAGCGTCTGCTGCTGTTGCTTCAACGCCTCGGATGGCATCGCATACATGCGCGTGAGCAAGTCGGATGTGCTCATCAGGCGACTGCGGCATGGAGCTGCTCCATCAGGAAGTCGCGGTGCGCGGCGGTCTTGATGTAGTCGGCGGCCTTCTTATCCGGCGGCAGGCTGAAGCGCTCTTGGAACGCCAGCACGATCTGAGCGCGGCGCTCTTCGCTCACCTTGAGCACGGCCTGCACCAACTCCTGCACCTCAGCGGCGCTCAGCTTCTCTGGGTTGGGCGAGCTGGCCCGCTTGGCTGGTGGCTTGCTAGCGCTAGTCACTGCTGGTGCAGTCGGAGCGGTTTCCTCGCGCATCGGGTTCTCTACCTCCACCCGTGCCCACAGCTCATAGCCCAAGCCAAAGGCAAAGGCCGCAGCCGTGCAAAGGCAGCGGCGGTGCGTGTCGGTCAGGGTCCGCGCCGTGATCCGCTCGAACGGGATCGGGTTGTTGCGGTTGTCCATGCAGGCCTGCGGGAAGTCCGGCGTCACCTGCTCACCATTGGCGAAATAGCCAACGACATAGCCGGAGCCATCGGGTGCCTTCCACACATGGCCACCATCTGGGGCAGCGCTCAGCGTGAACTGCCAGCCAGGGGCATGAACATGGAACAGGTGGGCGATCTTGGCCCAGTTCACATAGTCAGCGGCATAGGAGCCGCTGCCCTTGGTGGAGATGTCATCAGGAGAGATGACCCCACCAAGTTGCGGGAAATCGGTCATGGATGCGGTGGTATCGGGTGCCGCGTCGCTGCAGCACCACTGCATCCTAGGCTAGCCAACGCTAGCGGTCAAGCGATTCTCCCATCTTCGCTAGCGCCTCGGTTACCGGGTCGGAGCCGTTGCTCGTGATTGCCTCCCACTCGCTCGGCGTCCATTGATGCCAGCCGCTTAAGACGTTGCGCAGCAGATCGCGCTGGGCATTGCTTAGGCCCTGGCAGTGCTGCTCCAGCTCCTTCCACGCCACCGCTGGGCTGAGCATCTTCTCTTTGGCAATCGCCTCAAAACGGCCCTGATGCTCGGCGCTCAACGCCTTGGCCGCCTCCTCTGACAAGGGCTCCGGTTGCTGCAGCCACTCCGGCGCCTCCAGCTCGCCGATGAAATGGGAGAAGAACTCGGTGGCCCGCCACGGTGTGCCCTTGGCGTCGGTAATCGGCTGCGACTCCTTAAGCCGATCCTTCAGCCGCCGGTCACTCACGCCGCTGTAGTCCCCTTCGGCGACGCGGGCATTGGCCAGCGCCAGCTGAATGAAGGTGAGCGGCTGCGGCTGATCGGTCTTGGCGTTCTGCAGCTTGTTGAAGCTGGAATCACGCACCGCCGGGAAGCCCGCCTGCTCACCCCACTCATGCAGGGTGCTGTGGATCCAGCCGTTGCGGTTGCACCACACGGTCAAGGTGCGGCCAAAGCGTTGACGCGCAGCTAGCGGCGGGTGGGTGTAGCGGTCGTGATCCAAGAGACAGGCTTCGCTAGCGGCTAGCCTAACCCTAAGGATGGACAGCCGCCTCCCCGGCCCTTAGCCGCACTTCCTGCACCACTCCATCGCTCACCACCACCCGATCCACCCACTGCGACACCAGCCGCCGCATCCGCTCCGGTGTCTTGGTCATCTCCGCCCACACCTCCGGTTGATCCAGCGCTTCCAGCGCATCGCACAACGTGAAGCGGCTGCCGCCATCGCTCACGCAGTCCTGCAGCAGCGTGTTCAACCTTTCTTCTTTGCGGTGAATCACCTCCGCCAGGTCCGCATCCTCCAGTAGGCGCAGGTCGCTGATCTGCCCCTGTAGCTGCTTAATCTCAGGGCTCAGCCGCTGCTTGAGCCGCAGTTCATCCACCACGCTGCCGTAGGCCAGCAGCTCCCGCTTCTCCCACAACCGCTGCAGCACGGCCTCCAGCACCGCCTCCTCTTTGATCGCCTTATGCGGCCGCACAGGGCACACCTCATGGGTGCAGCGCAGATAGATCGGCCCGTCATGGCGCGGCTGGTGGTAGTGCATTAGGCCGCCGCAATGGCCGCAAAACACCAAGCCGGTCAACACTCGGCTGCGGCGCTTGCGAATTGGCGTTATGGCCCGCGTCCGCAGCGACTGCATCACCTGCGCAATCTCAATCTGCTCCTCGTGCGTGATCAGCGCCGGGTGGGCGTGCGGGTGGATCTCCTCCACCTCGCCTGGCTTGTTGATCTGCCGGCTCTTGTTGCCGTCACTGTCCACCTTCCAGCGAAATGTCCCATAAACGCGGCAGCCAGCAATCGCAGGGTTCAGCAGCCAACGCCGCAGGCCCTCCAGGCTGCGAAAGGCCGATCCGCATTCCTTGTACTGATAGTCGAAGGCATCGCGCAGGCTGCAGCTCTGCAAAAAGCGCTCCACGATCTGCCGCGCCACCGGTGCCGTCTCGGGGTCCAGTTCGTAGTTGAGCTTCCCCTCGCTGTAGCGATAGCCAAACGGTGGTTTGCCTGCCTGAGGCTTCATCTGCCGGCGGGCATACATCTGGCCGTGATGCACGCGCTCGCCGATCAACTCCGATTCCATCTGGGCCATGCCCATCAGCAAGTTGGCGTAGAAGCGCCCCATCGCCGTGGAGAGATCAATGGATTGATCTAGGCAGATCAGGTTCGGCCAGCTGTCTTGGTTGAACAGGCGCAGCAGCTTTCCGCCATGCACCGTGGAGCGGCTCATCCGATCCATGCGGGTGCAGAGCACCGTGCTCAGCAGTCCATCAGCGCAGCACTCCAGCAGACGCTTCAGTTGCGGGCGGTCGTCGCGGGTGCCAGAGGCCACATCCACAAACTCCACCACGGGCTCGCCGAGCTGGGCAGCGTGCTCGCGTAGGCGGCTCAGCTGCTGCTCTAGGGCGTGGGCCTGGTCGTCGCTTTCGGTGCTGACGCGGGCGTAGATCGCCGTCGTCATCGTTCAATTCGCTCCAGGCTATTCTGTGGTTACAGGCCTAGTCGCGCCAGAGCTACTTGGTCTGACACCACACCCGAAAAGCCGCATGAACACTGCGTTCTCAGACCTGACCGCTCAGCCGATCACGCGCAGCACTCTGCAGGAGCTGCTCAGCAGCAGCGGCCAAGCTCATGAAAACCTCGGAGCCGGCCTCAGGGAGGCCTGCGTCTGCCTGCAAGACGCCCGGAGCTTCTATGACCTGCCCGCAGTGCTGCAGGAGCCCTTGGACCGCTTCCGCTGGCACCTCGATCAGGCCTTCGCGGCGCTGGAGCAAGCCCGCGAGCTGATCTAACTGGCAGTGCCCAGCTGAATGACCACTGGCCCTAGGGGATTTCCTCTAGGGCTTTTTGCTGCAGCAGTAGACCGCAAATGCGCCTCAGCACGATTGCTTCGCGCTAGCGCAGTCTATGGTGTTGATACGCGCTAGTCCCGCCTTGCGACCGCTAGCCACTGCATCCCGATCATGCCCGCAAACCTCTCCTATCTCTCGCGGCGTCCCCAGCGCCTCACGATCACCGTCTCCCATGCGGTGGCCACACACCTGATTGAACAGAGCAACGACCAAGGCCGATCCATGAGCAACCTCGCCGCCTACCTGCTGGAGCGAGCGCTGACAGACCCGGACAGCGGCCCACCGATCAAGAAACGCTGGCCCGGCCAAGACTGAGCAGACGGCCCCGCAAGGGGCCTTTTTCGTGGCGGTGTGCAGCAGTCCTGCAGCGGGTCGCAAGGGACTAATCGACTAGCGCTGATAGGCCTTGTCACTGCGGCTAGGGCTGGCTAGCTTTTGCACCGATCCGTTCAAATCCGTGCAAATCGGTGCAGATCGGTTCAGATCAGTTCAAATCGGTGCCAGCTGGCGATGCCCCGGATCAACCTCACAGTGCAGCCTGAGCTGTACGACTACATCCTGAAACACAAGCCCAAAGCCCTGTCAGTGCCTGCGTTCTGCAGTTTGCTGATCGAGCAGTCGGCCTCTGAAACACTTGACAAGCCCATTACTCTGGGAGACACGAGCGCAGCCGGGTCTCCCTCTACTTCTTCTTATTCTTCTTCTAAAGAAGAAGAATTAACTTCTATACCTAATAAAACCAAGACGCGCGTGCGCGTGCGCGAGGCGGACCCGTACAAGACCAAGGCGATCAGCGCTGATCTGGTGCCTGCTGACCTGCTCGATTGCCAGCAGCTGCTGCCGGAGTGGTGGGCGGTCAAGAAGGGGGTGCGCTCAGAAGGCGTCTGGAAGCGCGTCTGCGGCAAGTTGCGTGGGTGGACCCCTGAGCAACGGCGCGAGGCCCTTGAGCGGGCCATAGCGAGCGGCTGGGGCGATGTTTTCGAGCCACCTGCAGCTAGGGCTAACTCAGGGCAGCCAAGCGGCTACGTCGATTCGATCACCCGCGACCGCATTGAGCGCGACAAGTTCCTCGCCATTTTCTCCACCAATCAGGAGGCCGCATGATCACCGAGCAGGAGTTCGCGGACGTGCTGCAGGCCCTGAGCCGCACGCTGCCCCGTTTCAAGCCATGGGATTCGACGGCCATGGCCCTTGCCTGGATGACATTCCCCGAGAAGGCCAAGCAAGACCTGACCCGTGAGGTGTGGCTGTATGCCGCCGGCCAGCGCCGCCTTGATCCAGATCCACAGGAGGACGTGCCCTTGGACCTGCAGCTGCTGAACTACGTGTTCCGCAACGAGAACGGCCGCGCCAACGTGGAGTAGGGCCTAAAGGCCGATCTGCCCGAGCGCATGCAGCGCCCGCATGTGTTCAACCCACAGCCGGTGCCCGGCCAGGTGATGCTGCCACCCGAGCCACCCGTGACCAACCCTTTGCTGCAGGAGGCCGCATGGTGAAGCGCAAGCAGGACTGGGTGCCAGCCACCACCTTCAAAACCATCAAGCTGAAGGCCAATGGCCCAAAACCAGGCCAGTCGGTTGAGGCTTGGCAGCGGGGCAAAGACAAAGAGCAGGAGCGCTTTGACGCAGCAAAAGATCGGAAACTGCAGAGGGGTGAGCTATGAGCCTCGGCCCTTTGTTTGACTTCTCTGCTAGCGCTAGCGAGGCTGCCAAGGATCACGCCATCGCCACGGTCGGCAGCAATGCCGGCACCGAGTTCATGGAGCAGGCCAAGGCCGTCATCCAGCAGCGCCTGTCCGGCACCGAATGCCTCGCCGAGGAGTTCCGCCGCGTCTGCGAAGACGCCGGCATCAGGCCCCATCACCACAACGCTTGGGGCAGCCTGACCAATCAGCTAGTCAAAGCCGGGATCCTGATCGACACAGGCCGCCTCGGCAAAAGCACCAGCGTCCGCAGCCATGCCCGCCGCCAACCGATCTGGAGGGTCCGCTGATGCGGCCAGCGTTTGATCTCAGCAGCGTCCAAGCCCTGCTGCAGCGCGGCATCAATGCCGGCCATTGGACGCTTGAACAGCTCGACTTCCCCTCCCCCGACTACGAACGGCAGCTGCTAGATGCCCGCCGTTCCAAATACTTCTCCGACACCTACGAACCACCCACGCCCTATGCCAACCCGCTCCGATCCCCCAACACAGGCGTTGCCGTCCAACCCATCAGCCCACGCGACTTCGACGTGGCTGCAGCCACTAGGGCTAACGAGGGACCAAGAAACGTGGACCTACCGCCTCTCCAATGGCCACCAGTTCCCCGTGTCAGTCACGAGCCTGATCTCAGCGGTGACCAAGACACCTCAGCAGATGGAGGCGATCATGGCCAGCCGTCACATCTGGGAACCACGGGGCAACACGATCCACAAAGCCCTGGAGGTGATGGCGCATCAGCGCTTCAACCCCAAACCACCGCCGAACCTATCTCCAGCGCCCCATGGTGACTACGGCGCCTGGATCGAACCCTTGCTGTCCGACGAGCTGTGGGACTCCATCAGCGTTATCGGCGCTGAGGTGATGGCCTACAGCCTGCGCCGCAACGTCGCTGGCACCGCCGATCTGGTGATCCGTTTCCCCGATGGCACCTACGGCATCGCTGATCTCAAGACCCAAAGCTCTGAGCGCTCCACCCCCTACGACACCCGCCCGCAACTTGGCGCCGGCGTCGAAATGATCGGCGACCACTACAAGCTCCTGATCTCCCGCTGCCTCACGCTCTGGTCACGCCCCGGCAGCCTAGTGATCCAGACCCACACCGCCGACGAATGCCTGCAGGCCTGGCTCGATGTCTGCGAGGAATACGCCGCACGCTTTCGCCCCTTCTAGGCCGCTAATCAGCCGCCGCTAGTCCACCAGAGCCCCATCCCGTGGCACTCTTGATCCGCCGGGATGGCCCGAATACAACACCCGCAAGGGAAATCAGGGCAGGTGCATGCGGCACCATCGGAATCCCGGCACCCAATCCCTAGCCATCCCTTGACGCCTAGCCTTGGCTAGCCTATTGTTCTGTTCACGGGGGCGACCCCACCGCATCCTTTAACCATGAACCCGCTCTGTACGGTTCTCCCTGACGCCGCACCATCCGGCTGGGCTGAGCGCTACCTCTTCAACAGCGCCATCCTCTCCGAGTGGTGTCACGAGCACGATCTTGACGACCTGCACGCCACTTTCCTCGCGGCAGGCATCCCCTACACCGTTCAATACGTCCCGCCCGCTGTCCGCGCCGACGACAGCTACGACTGGAGCGATGAACCCCGCTCCATCGAGTCCCGCAACTCCTTCTCTTTCCTCTGATGGCTAGCGCTAACGAGCCTCAGCTCGCTTTCCTGCTGGAGCAGGCCATCACCAACGACATCCACGAAGAAGACGCCACCGAGTTCCTCGAAGACCACGGCATCCCCTTCTTCACCCACAACCGTCAAACCCTCATCACCCTCGCTTACCGCAACGGCTGGAGACCCCAATGACTTCCCCATCCCTGCCTCCCTTCATCACCCGCAGCACTCGCCGCACCTACACCCGCACCGCACACCTCAGCTCAGTGCCTGCCCGTCCACACCGCAAGCCTTCCAAGCCCCAATCATTCCTTGAGCGTCATGGCGATCTCATCTGCTTCATCTGGTCCTGCATCCTCATCGCTGCTCTCGTCTACACAGCCTTCTCTTGATGCGCTGCTAGAAGAACTCACCTCCTTAGCTGCTAGTGAGAAAGCACTCCAAGCTCGACGCCAAGAGCTTCTTGACGCACTGGATCAACTGGTGGAAGCGGGTCAGGCAGACGATCAACTCACGTGGAACGACTGCAAAATCACTCGCCGTAGCCGCAAGTCCTACACCTACCCGCAACACATCCTTGAGCAACGCGAGCAGCTCAAGGCATCCGAACGACTTTCACTCGCCTTGGGCGAAGCCTCGGTAACCATCAAACACTTCTGGGAAGTCCGCACCGCATGAAGACCAAGCTCAAAGCCTCCTCCCTCCCCGTCACCCTCACCGCCTATCAACGCGCCATCGATGCCGCCGCTCGCACCGTTTCCGGCATCCCCCGCGCTCAACTTGAAGCCATCGTCGCTGCTGCCATCACCGCCATCGGCAAACCAGACCATGACGACAAAGCGGCCTGAATACCAACCCTGTCGCCTCGTCTCCCTCTGCGGTCAATACCTCACCGTTAATGGCACCTTCTCCGCAGACCCTGCCCGCGCCCTCACCGCAGAGCGCTGGTACATCGAACGACAGCAGCAACGCATCAACACCGCCACCATCATCCTCCGCGCCTAGTGCCATCACCTTCGATGTGATCGGCATGGACCCCGCCACACAAGGCTCGAAGCGCCACGTTGGCAACGGCATCATGCGCGAAACCAATGCCCGCCTCCCCGCCTGGCGTTCCACCGTCGCTAACGCAGCACTCGCCACCAATCACCCCCTCACCGCAGCACCCGTCTCCATCTCCATCACCTTTCGCTTCCTCAGACCCAAAGGTCACTACCTCAAATCCGGTCTATCTCCTAAAGCTCCACTCCACCTAACCTCTAAACAGAAAGGCGACATCGACAAGCTCTCCCGTGCCGTGCTTGATGCCCTCACTGGCACTCTTCTTCACGACGATTCTCAAGTGGTTCAACTATCCGCCCACAAGCGCTACACCACCCAACAAGAACGCCCAGGTGCCCTCATCACCATCATCCCATTGGCGGCAAACTAACCTAGCCAACCTTGGCGCCATGGAGCCGTGGTCCGTCGTAGCTGAATACCCCTACACCGGCGAACCCTTCGGTCTCGTCTTCAATGACGACTCCACCATGGCTGAAGCTGAATACATCGCTCGCCAACTTCTCGCCACCTATCGCCTCACAGGCCTCTACCTCCCTACCGCCGCTCAAGACAACCCCGAAGGTAACTACCTCTTTATCTTCACCGTTTCACCCGAAACCCTCCCTCGCATGGGCACCATCTGGGCCTTTGATGCACAAGACGCTGAACTGCGCCTTGAAGTCCTAGCCTCAGATGGCACCCTCTTCATGCCCTCCCCCGGTTAAACTCCGGCCATGGCTAAAAAGGCAACTAACGTACAGATAGACGAACGGGTCAACGCCGTTTACGACCTGCTTCTTCGTGCCTACAGCCGTACCCAAATCCTGCGATACGCGGCGGATGAATGGGGCGTGGCCGAACGTACAGCCGAAACCTATATCCAACGCGCACGCCAGTTAATGCAACTGGATGCCGAACTCGAACGCCCTCAATGGCTTGCTGCCGCCGTCGCTCGCCTCTACGACTACGAACGCCGCGCCTCGGAATCCAATCAGCTTGGTGTTGCCCTCAAGGCCCTCGAAGACCAGGCAAAGCTGCTCCGCTTTGAAATGAGCTAACCGGAAACCTAGGCAAAAGGCCTAGGTCATGGCTCGTCGCTACACCCGTGATAACCGTGGACGTTTCGCCAGCGTTGGTGCGACGGCTCGTGGTGGGCGTTTGGCAACTGCTAGCGGTAACAAGCGGGAGACGCAGACCGCACGGATAAGAGGTGGAGCTGGTGGAAGCACAGTTGCAAAGCCAAAGGGATTAAAGCCTCAGTCGTCGCGTTCCCTGCGGATTGGTGTTGCTATTAACCGTCAGCGTTCTATCAACGAAAAGATCGGCAAAGGCCCTGACCTGGCACAGGTAAACATTAAGGGCAGGTTTTCGGGTCAAGCCGGTAAGCGCTATGACGCAGGCCTTGATCGCGCTGTAAAACAAGTCAAAGCAGCCCAGACGGCTGCATTGATGAAGCCTAAGGCTCAGGTTAAAGCTGAGCGCGCTGCTGCTGCTCAGGCCAAGCGAGATGCAGCAGCGGCAAAGCCTAAGCGCACTAGAACTCCTGAGTCAATGCGTGTCAGCAGGGCCAAAAAAATTCTAAAGGAGCGTGAAATGAAAATTACTGGTACTCTCAGACAATGGGAAAATTCCAAAAAGACACAGGAACGCGCTTTGGCTTATTACAAGAAACGCAAATGACCAAACCTGAAGTGACCGCTGTGGGCCGCCTGCTCAAGGCCAAGCCTGGCATCCCCCGTCAGCACAAAGTGATTGCCGTCAAGCCTGATGGCACCGTCCGCACCATCATCAACCGCCCGGCGTGAGCCTGCTCACCGGCATCTGTGAGCCTGAGCCCCTGCTCAGCTTCATGGCGCAAGCCACCGAGCAAGACAACGCCACACTCCTCGCTCGCATCTATTCCGACCTGCACCCCAAGCAGCAGGCCTTCATCGACGACACCGATCACAAGATCGTTGCCCTCTGCGCTGGTTACGGTTCAGGTAAAACACGTGCCCTAGCGGCCAAGGCCGTCAACCTCGCCATCGCTAATCAGGGCTTCATCGGGTGCGTCATGGAGCCAACCGGTCCCCTGATCCGCGACATCTGGCAAAACGACTTCGACGACTTCCTAGAGGCCTACGACATCCCCTACACCTTCCGGGCCTCACCGCTCCCGGAATACATCCTTCACCTCCCAGGCGGTGACACCAAGATCCTGTGCCGTTCCTTCGAGAACTGGACACGCCTCATCGGTCTCAACCTTGCCTGGTGTCTCGCTGACGAGGTGGACACCGTGAATAAGACGCTGGCGCAAAAGGCCTTCACCAAGATCCTTGGCCGTCTTCGCTCTGGTAACACCCGCCAGTTCGCTGCTGCCTCCACACCAGAGGGCTACAGCTGGCTCTACCAAAACTTTGGCACTGAAGAAGCCCTAGCGCGTGATGATCGGCATCTGATCAGGATGCGCACTTACGACAATCCGCACCTGCCGCCGGACTTCATCGAAACCCTCAAGGCCAACTACGACCCCAGCCTGCTGCTGGC